GTCATTCAGGAGCCTCAGAAACGCGATATGAGGGCCAAGATCGATGCCATGATGGAAGGCATGAAAGACGATCTAAAAGGCTACATAAAGCCCACTAAAGAACCTAAAGCGGTAGATTCTGATTACCTAGCCATGTATATGATTGGCGACCACCATTTTGGCATGCTCGCTGACTCAGAAACCAAGATGGACAGCGATGACTGGGACATAAAGATAGCGACCCAGATACTTATTGATTCGACCTCTAGGCTGACTAAAAGAGTAGGTAACGCTGAGGTTGGGGTTCTCTTAAATGTTGGTGACTTCTTTCACGCTGACTCCAGCTTTAACACTACTACCAAAGGCACACCAGTAGACGTGGATACCCGTATAGGCAAGACGTTCAAACTTGCTGGCAGGCTGTTTAAGGTTCTGATTAATAAGATGCTAGAGACCCATAAAAAGGTTGTTGTGATCAATGTAAGAGGCAACCATGACTTTGATATGGCTTGTCACCTATCTAGCTGCTTAGAACTTCTTTATGATCAAGAGCCGCGAGTGGATGTAGTCGCTAATTACTCAAAGTTTATACATTATCAATGGCACAATAATCTATTCGTATTCCACCACGGCGATAGAATTAAGCATGAGCAGATACTCCAAGCTGTGATCAAGAACCTTGATAATGAGTGGAGTCAGAGTAAAAACAGATACTGCCATCTAGGGCATATACACCATCACACCGCCAGAGAGGTAGGCTCAATGCATTTTGAACACTGGGGCAGTCTGACCGCAACCGATCAATGGCATTCAGACTCTGGCTACGGGGCAGAGCGATCAATGACTGCTGTCGTTTATAATAAAGATAGCGGAGAAGATTCTCGCGTAAAGATTAAGGTTGGTTGATGAGTAATGTCATTAACTTTCCAAAAAGCGGAGTCAGTGCTACTAAGTGGTTTTGTGAGTGCGGTCATGCTCTTGAGTATTGGGTTGGCGATGATGGTAATGGTTACGGTATTTGCCCTCATTGCAACCTTGGCCAGCCTACAGAAATTAACATACTGGAAGGAGACGAGGAAGAATGAGCGCACTAGAAAATCAAGTAGGTGGCGACCATTACAAGAAAAAAGCTATCCAGCCTATAGAGTACATAATGGCGAATGATCTGGATTTTTGTGAGGGCAATATCGTGAAGTACATTACTCGATGGAAAGATAAGGGCGGGGTTGAATCACTTAGAAAGATAAAGCACTACGTGGACTTTCTGATCGAGAGAGAAATTAAAGATGAATGAGCCAGCTTACAAGTTTATAAATTATCCATACAAGTCGCCATTTGTAAACCACCCAGTACTCATAGAGTATACAGTTCAAAGCCACAACCTCACGCTTCCTGAGATGCTGGAGCATATACAGTCATTCCTGCAAGCGTCTGGCTATGACTTAACCGACAAATATTTGGATATAGTAGATGCCGAAGCGTAAAAAAAGCACTGTAGCTCAGGAGGTAGATAAGGCTGCAAAGCTCCTACAGCGTCTTGTGCGTCTGAAGGCAAGCGATGACAACGGATACTGCCAGTGCGTTACCTGCGGCAAGATAGACCACTACAAGGCCATGCAGGGCGGCCATTTCATACCGAGAGGTAGAACCGTCTTTAAGTTATTCGAGGAAAACATCCACCCCCAATGCCCTAGCTGCAACCTCTGGGGCATGAAGCAAGCGCACTATGTCCTAAAATACAGGCAGTGGATGGCAGATACCTACGGTGAGCGCAGAGTAAAGGCTATGGAGCGTCTGGCTTGGAGGGCATCCCCTAAGTTTAACCGTGAGGAAGTGATACAGTTTGCCAGAGACTTAAAAGAGCAGATCAAAGAGCAAGAATGGCGCATAGGTGAGATGTAGCGCAGTAAAGTGTCGTATTTTTGCATTTATATGCGCAAATTTTCGTTCCATATACGAAAAAGTTATAAGCAGTTTCTTTTTATTCTATAATATTATATACAAAAGGGTTTACTTTAGGGGGGGGAAGGGCGCATAGTTACACCTCAATCAATTAAACAAGGTTTAAACAAATGAAAATTAAAATCGAATGTACGCTTGAGGTTGACCAAAAAGTAATCAAGCAATTAATGCAGGAAAGGTGTCTAGCTGATAGTGACGAGACTATCCAGTATTTTATTAGGTCGCATGTATTATCTGCTGGCGTAGGGATGCTTGAAGATGCACTTTACGATGCTCATCTTCCAGATGCTATAGATGTCATCAAGACCAATATATAAGGGGAATAATATGAAGATTAACGAATGCTGTTTAAAAGACATTAAAAAGCGCGAGCAAAAAGCTCAGGATATAGCTGAGGCTAGAAAGTTTTTTGTAGGCATCATGTCACTATTCATCTTGCTTGCTATTGTCGGCAACATGGAATACAACGACTGCATTAATCTGGGGGTGTGCTAATGTCTTACAAAGTATTAAATGACGCAGTTGGTCTTATTCGCGACGAAACCCCAATGTGGGAAGGCAGTTATCAGGAATTGCCAGATAAGACTAAAGACGGCTTAATCTGTCTATGGCTAATTACTCACCCGACTTGGATGGATGACGTATTCCCACACACAGTCAGCGATAAGCCTTTGCTGGCCCTAGAAGCGATATACAGCGAAGATGCTACATCTAGGATGGCTGCTGCTATGTTCCGCGATGCTGCGGATAGAAACGCTAAGGATGTGGATAACGATGCCTATTTATCTGAGGCTCTAGATGACTTTGAGGACATACTAGATACGCCTGACTTCCTTGAGGAAATTAGACATCAGTTATACATGTACCTTGAGCCTAGCATGGAAGAGCTTGTAATGGATTCTTTCCTAGACCTTAACCACTTAGACAGACTTGTCATGGGGAGCCACTAATGGACGTTAAAACGCTAATCAATGAGGCTAACGCCTACGCTGACAATGCAATCAGAAAAGCAAAAGCTGGCGACAAGATTAATAAATTTAAACAATGGCTTAGTGAGCCAGTGACGGTATATAGGCTGCATTTTGTAGCGACTGCATCCCTTTTGGCTGCTTGTATTATATATGAGGTTATAATTTACTAGGCCGAGGTTCCCTTGACCTTTTGACCCAGATTAGTCCACTGGGGAGCCGAAACGGACTACTATTTTCAAGGCTCGTTAAAAGTCGTTGCGAGCCTTACCCCCACCCCCTCAGACCGATTTGTACTTGGCTGGGGGGTTTTTTTATACATTACAATGTACATTACAGTATGCATTTTTGGTATTTATGGAATCAGTAGAATGCATTTCAGGTATGACACAACCTTCTATACAATGCCGCCCTAACTTACCTACAAGGGGGCAAACAGTGATAATTTACATGATAGTTTTTGTGATTCTCTCGCTTGGCGCAGTCGCTGCTGACGATCTTACATAGTTACATTTTGGTTAAAACCATGCCATAATGCCGCTAATCTACTGACATAGGGGTGTCACATGGATAATTTAAACCTTACCAAATCGCTCGAAGATTGCTTCGACTACGAGTTAAACGACGAGATAATCCGCTTCGATGCGATTATTGAATCGTTAATGACAACTGATGTCCAAAGACATAAGATCAGAGAAGAGCTTATCGACTGGCAGGATGGTGTTGCTAATATGGTAGATGAGCTATCAACCATCGAACCCTATGAAGGCTTTAGAGAGTTTGCAGCAATGGCAGAAGAGATGTTTGGGACTGAGCAATGAGTGGCGGCCGACCTAAGTGGATACCTGACCAAGAAACCTGCGAAAAAGCGCAGGAGATGGCTTCCAAGGGCTTAACTGTTATGCAGATAGCCCATTGCTTAGGTGTTAGCCATACGACCGTATATGAGCGCCAGAACGAATACCCTGAGTTTGCTGAGGCTATAAAAAAAGGAAGGAGCGAGGGTATTAGGGAAGTTGCTAACGCTCTGTATGACAAGGCCGTTGGTGGTGACACTACCTCTATTATCTTTTACTTGAAGAAAAGAGATAGAGAGTCTTGGGGTGATGAGTATATCGAGCCAGTCAAAGAGATACCCCCAATCAATATAATCGTGGATGCCGATGCAATTAACAAAACCGCAGTCTGAGATATTCTTATCTAAGGCTCGATTTGTTTCTGTCGTTGCTGGCAGGCGATTTGGCAAAACCTTTACAGCTACTGCTGCTCTGCTAAGGGCAGCTATATCTGGCGACAATAAGAACGTCTGGTATGTTGCCCCCACCTACGGGGCTGCGAAAGAGATATGCTGGAACATGCTGATTGGCACTATCCCTACAGAGTATATTGCCAAGACCAACGAAACCTCCCTGACTATCAAATTAATTAACGGATCATACATCGCGCTAAAAGGCGCAGAGAAACCCAACAACCTGCGAGGACGAGCTTTGGACTATATTGTCCTTGACGAGTTTGCAGATATGCGGCCAGAGACTTGGTACGAAGTATGCAGGGCATCTCTATCAGATAGGCAAGGGGGTGCGTTGTTTATTGGTACACCTAAAGGGCGAAATCACTTTTATGATCTGTGGGCATCTGGGATTAATGGCGAAGGAGATTGGGAGTCGTTCCAATACACAACCCTTGAGGGTGGCAACGTACCGCAGGAAGAGATTGACGCTGCCCGTCAAGACCTAGATGAGCGAACATTTAAACAGGAGTATGAGGCAGCATTTGTAACCTATGCTGGCCTAATCTATTACGGCTTTAATCGCGAAGAGTCTGTGTTGGCGATTGATGACGATAGTGGTACACTCCACATTGGGATGGACTTCAATTTAGACCCCATGTCTGCCGTTATCTGTATTCGTAGAGGCGGGACGCTGATTGCCGTTGACGAGATAGTCATGTACGGGTCTAACACTGATGAGATGGTTGCGGAGATAATAGACCGCTACCCTAGACGCAATATTATTGTTTATCCAGACCCAGCATCAAGACAGCGGAAAACCTCTGCTGGTGGTCGAACTGATTTGTCGATCTTACAAAACGCAGGATTTAGCGTTAAGGCGAAGAACTCACACGCATTGGTCAGGGATAGAATCAACGCTGTGAATAGTCGTTTACTGTCAAGTGATGGTGAGCGGCATTTGTACATCAGCCCGAAATGCAAGCAGACTATTAAGTCGCTTGAGAGGCAGACATACAAAGAAGGTACGAGCATTCCTAATAAAGAAGATGGCTACGATCATATGAACGATGCCCTTGGATACTTAGTGGAATACCTGTTCCCAGTTCGCACTGAATACGCCACACCACAACCACAAAGGTGGACTTGATGAGATTGAACGCAGATACAACGCACCCTGATTATGATAAGTACGAAGCACGCTGGGAGTTTTATGTTCGCAGCTATATGGGTGGGCAAGATTACTTTAATGGCGCATACCTAACGCGCTACATATCTGAAACCACAGATGACTATGACCGCAGACTTGATCTGACTCCGTTAGATAACCACTGTAAAAATATCGTCCACATCTACAGCAGCTTCCTATGGCGTGTACCTCCTACTAGAGCCTACAACAGCGCAGCTAATAACGTGGCCCTTGAGCCTTTCTTAAAGGATGCTGATCTTGATGGTCGCAGCTTTAATGCGTTTATGCGTGAAGCTCAGATCTGGTCAAGCGTCTATGGTCATGTATGGCTAATGATGGACAAGCCTAAGTCTACAGCGGGTACAAAGGCAGAAGAGCTGGAGCAAGACATCCGACCCTATGTAACAATGTTTACCCCTGAGAATGTTCTTGACTGGAACTATGTACGCACCGCCAGCGGACGCTTTGAGCTTGACTATCTGAAGGTCAGGGAAAGCGTTATTCGTGTTGACGAAACAACCACAGAGAGCTACTACCGCGTTTGGTATAAAGACCGCGTAGAGCAGTGGCATTCAGTTAATGACCTAGACAAGATGATTGAGGTAGATGACAACGTACTGGGTCGCATACCTGCGGTGTTCCTACCTGCGCAACGCTCAGTCACTAGAGGTATAGGACTAAGTGATATAGCAGATGCAAGCTATATGCAGAGGGCTATCTATCAAGAGCTATCAGAGATCGAGCAGCTAATCCGTATCTCTAACCACCCTACTTTGGTTAAGTCGTTTGGCACCGACGCAAGTGCAGGCGCTGGAGCTATTATCAATCTCCCCGATGATATGGACGCGCAGCTAAAGCCTTACCAGTTGCAGCCTAGCGGTCAGAATCTGGATGCTGTTCGTGCATCGATAACCGATAAAGTAGAGTCAATCAACCGCATGAGCCATATGGGTGCTGTGCGCGGTACTCAAGCTATGACGCAATCAGGCGTTGCTATGCAGACTGAGTTTCAGATGCTTAATGCCAAGCTATCAGAAAAAGCCGACATACTAGAGCTTGCCGAGGAACAGTTGTGGCTGTTGTTCTGTGACTGGCAGGATATCACCCCAGATGTAGAGATATTCTACCCAGACGCATTCGACCTACGTGACTACGACAAAGAGCTTATGTTCCTACAGCAGATGAGAGCCACAGGCGTTAAGTCTGCAACCCTTGCTATGGAGATCGACAAGAAGATTAGCGACCTAATCCTTGATGATGAGGCTTTGGCTAAGGCTCACGCTGAGATTGAAGAGAAAGCATCTGTGCTGGGCGACTTCTCTGAGAAAACTCAAATATACAGCTACCACATTGATGCTGGCGTGGTTACGCCTAACGAGGTTAGGGAGAAGATTGGGCTTGATGATGTAGAGGGTGGAGACACCCTAATTGAGCCTAAAGAAGAAGGCTCTGATACTTCTGGCGGTGTTGGTCAGTTCTAATGCCAGCAGACGTTGACCAGCTAAGAGCAGTAATCGCTAGAGCGGACAGACATCAGGAACTTTTGTCCGCTGCACTGCTGAAACTGGAAAACCGTATAGCTGACCTTATGGCTACCGCCCCTTTGAGGGATGGCGACCTGTTCGATTTAGAGTGGGCGCTGGCGGCTAGGGTTGAGTTGCGTGAGGCTATAGAGCAGGAATATCTAGCCACTGTGGATAGCATTGTCAGGGAATACGCTGTTGTTGCTGATGAAGCGTTTGTGATGCTTAAAACCTATGGCGATGTTACTAAGATAGACCCTGCCATTATTTCACAGCTTCAATCTTTTACATTTCAGGGCTTCGATGATCTAGGGCAAAACTTCCTAGATGCAGTCTCTAAGGAGCTGTACGAAAGCACCCTGACAGGCACATCATTTGCTAATAGCTTAAACACTATTAAACAGTCAGTAGATGCCAGTCTAGGTAGATATGCAAAGCAGGCATTGCATGACGGTCTTATGCAGTTCGATGCGTCTATCAATACTAAATTAGCCCTTGATGCTGGTGCGACTGAGTTTAAATATTATGGCCCAGATGATTCGGCCACTAGAGACTTCTGCCAAAAGCATGTTGGCAAAACCTATACGAAAGAAGAGATCGAGGAAATCTGGTCTGGCAGTTGGGCAGGAAAGATTAGCGGTGATCCTTTCGTTGTGCGGGGCGGCTATAACTGCCGTCATAGATTCAGAGGCGTTTTTTAAGAGGTGACATATGCCACAAGGTAAAGGTACATACGGTAGTAAGGTTGGACGACCAAAGAAGAAGAAGAAACCAAAAAAGTAAATATATGCTACACTCGCGATTCACCAATACTCTTTAAGAGGTTCGTAACATGAGCGATGAAA